CTCCTTTCTTAATTATCTTTCTTTGATAACATTATCTCCGCTGTGATTGCCGATGTACTCACTCCGGTGAAAACTGCCTGCCCTGCCGATGTAGTGCAAGTGACATCCGATGTAATCGCACTCGGATCACTTGGTTCAAACTTAACCAAAACGTGATCGGCGGTAATCCTGCTGTCAGTGATGGTCAACAGCGTTCCGCTCGCCCCGCTCGTGGATGCAATCGCCTGACTGCTCCACCACAGCACATTATTCGCTACCTCATCGCCTACAGTAGTCCTTACCACATTAGTCCCTACAGTGATCGTCCCACCGGATGCAATCGCCGCAGTGACACGGTACAGATGATTGTTCAAAACGAGATACTCACCGATTTTGTACGCTTTGGATGCTGTTGTGGATGATTCTACTGTAGCAAAATTACCGAGAACCGTATCCAGAAGACCTTCGACAGCTGCCTGTGATGCCGCCGCCTGTTCGGCGTAGTATTTTGAATTATTCGTGTCCGTGCCTGAACCTGAACCGCTCGGACCGACCGCCCAATTTTTTGCCGAGGTAGCCTCGCTGGCCGCCTGCTCTGCGTAGTACTTGGAATTGTTCGTGTCTGTTCCGCTTCCAGAGCCATTCGGGCCTACTGCCCAGCTTTTGGCCGTACTGGCGTATGTACTTGCACTGCTGGCAGAACCAGAAGCATTGGTTTCCGAACTTGCCGCCGCTGTTGCAGAACCTGACGCATTGCTCGCAGATGTACTGGCATTTGATGCAGCTGTCTGAGCCGCAGTTTTTGCCTCTCTGATTTCAGCGATTTCTGACTCAGCGGCCTCGGCTACCCGTCCAACAGTTTCGGCATAACCCTCGATCTCAGCTACGTCCTCTGCGGCCTGTCTCGCATAATCGCCAATCTGTGCCGCCGCTTCTGCTGATGCCTCAGCACTCTCTGCGTATTCACGGCAAGTGTTCACTGCCTCGCTCGCCTGATTGCCGTAATAGCTCTCCAGTTCCTCACGGGACACATATCTCTTGACGCTCCCTGGGGCAAATGCAACATAGACCGCTTTACCGTCTGTAGCTATCGGATCATCGCCGGTAACAACGAGAATCTCAGCATTGACAGCCTTTGTCGGGTCTAGGTCGCCGTAAGCCCCACGCCTCATTTGTATAGCCATAGGAGTTACCCCCTCTCATTTCAATCAGATGCCGTCCACATACTCCTGCGCCTTGTCAAGCACATCCTGCATGAGTGCTTTCGTTTCTCTGTCAGTAATAACCCTGTCGATGCGTTTGTTATCTGCGATGATTTTGCCTGTTTCAGAGTCAACCTCTGAATAAGTAATGCTCGCTCTCATCCCTACTGCATCGTTCCAAACCGTTACACTTGTTACAATATTCATTGTCCTTCGCCCGTCCTTTCTTTGTTGATTTCTTCTATGTGGTCTATGGCTTTCTCGCCGTAATCTACCATTGAGCTAGTTGCGTGTGAAACGCCATCGTCTCCAATGCCTATGTGTATACCGGAAAACCTATCTTTCATCGGAGTGTCGAGTCTTCGCTGTTCGTAATCCCGCTGTTTTGCTTTTATCTCCCACCCGAAAGATAAATCAGGCGTACCTTCCACTACAAAATAGGAAGGTTTTCTCTCGGAAACATAACACTCACCACTTCCATACTTCTGTAAAAACACTTGATATTGAGTGTTTGAAATGGTCTCTGCAAATGTTGGGTCAATAGGAATGAAGCATCTTCCATCTTCTCCGATTACGCCTTCACCTACATCGCCAAACATTGGCGAAGGAGTTTCATAACAGTAAAGCAATCTGTTTCCGTAATCCTCGGTCTCGACCTCACGGGATTTTGTTCCGGTCACATATAAATTGCCATTTAGTTGCGTATAACCAATGACATTAAAATACTCACCGCTGACAGAGTTTCTTCCATCATCAACGCTAAAAGAAACAGAATCATATGCGCCGTCTTTGTATCCTTTCATATTAAAAGACCATGGAAACATTTCAACATCATAATACGGTGGGTTCTGAAAGTTGTATCCTTTTTCCATTTGAAGCATGTCCGGATATATAGTTAATGCTGCTGAGTCTGTTGCAGTTGAGATGTTGCATAATCTAACCCCGAAATCCCTGCCTCGCCTAGTGCTAACTTCAAACATCTCATAATAGTTGTTCGTTTCGTTGTAAACGTTTTTTATCAAAAAGCCATTCTTATCTAATGTTATCTTCCCTGGTAATGGCTCATAGCCAAATGATCGATATCCGAATGGCAGCACTAATTTCGAGGTGTCATCTATGTCGCTTCCCTGTAAAATTATATGGTCATTTATTTCAAGCGATTTTCCAGTGACATTACCGTAATTTGAAACGCTAAAACGCCCATCGTTAATGTTTATGGAACCTTTACCTATGTTGATGCCATCATTGCTCCATTGCCCGCACTGATTTCCAGAAGCATCCAACATTCTCAGCAGACCATTAACATTATTCTGTCCACCAAGTGTCAGCGTGCCACCAGTACCCCAATCGAAGTTAATTCCGATTGTGTTCATTATGTTGGCAATCATGGTTCCATCTACCGTCAAACCATACCATGTAGGAGTCTGTGCTGTGCCGTTGGCTGTCATTAACACGCCTACGTCAGAAATCATGATGCGGATGTCTGAGTCAGCCAGAAGCGGTTTGCTGTGCAGATAATGAATTGTGCCGCTTGATGACGTGACATCTGTTTGATAAAGACCATTGGCATTTTCAATCGACTGTCTCAGGCTTTCCTCGACAAGCTCCCTCGCCGTTTTTTCTTCGTTGATTGCTCTGTGGGTGGCAACATAGTTCTTCGTCTCCACACTGTATCTGGCAGAATTGTTCCGCACCGGATTCTGAGCGGCTGACACGATGGTCTGCTGACTACCCGGCGAGAACGTGACCTTTGTCACAAGAATCGGGAATCTGTTTCCCTTCCTATCCCAAACAAGAGCAACGTCACCGGCTTCTATGGACGGGTCTGATGGAGCGGATACATTCGCTTTGCGGTATGTCAATCCGATCAACTGCGGACCGAGCCAAGCGAGAATTGTATTTGCATTCGATGCCGTAATCAATTCGTTGTTGGAGATTTCCACCACATATCCATCTGTCCCGGTCATGTATGTAGCGATTGCAGAGGAACTGTTCTCGGTTTTTACGAGGATCCTCACGCCTGTTATAATGACCTCATCAACAGAAATCGTGTGACTAAATGTTGACGGGATGTAATGGACGTTGGTTCGCATCCCAACGAATGTGCCGCCGTCATAAACTGTCCCAAGGCTCCAAGGGCTGAATGTTCCACCATTCGCAGAATCGCCTGTCACATACTGCGTGGGAGATTCATTGTCAAAGATACCTCCGTCAAGACCAGACAGCTCCTGTTCCAGTGCGGCACGGTCAAACCATTTCAGTTCCAGCTTTCCTTCCACATTGCATCTGGCAAAACAACCAACTGCCTGCGCCACCCATGACAGCACTTCACGACAGGAACAGCTTTCCTTCTGTGGGCCTGTTGCAAACGAAAATGTTTTGTGCGGAAAATCCAGTGTGCCGAGAATTACATTACAGTGCGTACACAGCGCCCTCACCAGAGCATCTGCTGTGATCGGAAACGTCACATTCACTCCGCTGAACGGTTTTTCGAACTTCGCCATGAAATCAAGCAGTGTCAGCGATACAAGCGAATTATCGAAGTTTGCGGAATCGACCGTGAACGTTCCCTTTTTTATATATTCGGGAGTGCCTTCATCGTCAATCTCAAGACCAACCTGAGTGACCACGACAGCATCCAGAAAATCATAATTGCTGTAGTCACCGTAAATGTTATTGAGCGTAATCGCTTCCTTATTTATAATAGCAGCTCCGAGCTGCAAATCGCTGTCGGACGAGACCGCATCTTCAAAGGAAAGACTGCCGCTCCATACATTCTCGTTGGTGAGGTTCAGCACCGTCCCGTCTTTTAATGTTATGTTGAATTTTTCCAGAAAGAACCTCTTGTCCTGAGACAGGGCATTTCTGAAAAGACTTGATACATTGAGCATTGCATCACCTCTCAATGATGTCGAACGTGATCGTCTCTATGATGTGTCTGCCGACCGACCATAATTTGACTGGAGCTTGTTTGTCGCCCGTATAAAACACCCGATACTCATACTGGTTGTCTTCTACATCCCAGTATCGAACGGTGATATACTCCGGAGCAAAGGCCTTCAGAATCGAGGATGCTACATCAGGAGACTTTGTCCTCCATCCAAGCTGCAATTTCCGTTTCCTCGCTATCCTGTCCTTGTGCATCAACGCATCTTCGGTACGGCCTGCCCCTGGGGCGCTGACATCCTGAATCAGCCATGTGTATGCGTATGGTTGCGGAAGCCTGACACCATCAACGATAATCAAACTGTTATTTGTGTTGGGCATGTCAATCACCACCTGTTGTATGTGAAAAGGGACACCTCGTCATTGACAAGATGTCCCTCATTGTTTTAGAAACCGTAAGCCGGAGTCGCGTTATATCTCTGGTCAAGTCTCGCCTGCCCTCTGCTGACTGCCTGCGCAAGCCGCTCATCGTCAGTTTTCAGGACGGACTGCACGATCACTTCCACTGTCTGCGGATTCTGTGCCATCGCCATTGCTACGCCTGTTGCGACCGCCTCTACCATGTCATCACGGTTAAGGCTGTTTCCGATACCGCCGGCATCTACGATTGCATTTGCGACACGAGCCATGACGGATCTGTTTGTCAGCGGAAGAGCCGCCTCATCACCGGCCTCACCGAAACCTGCGATAGTCGGAACCTCAAACAGACCACCTTTGGCATACCACTGTACATTGAAGTTCGGAACCTGAACCCAATCGCCGTCTCCGTAGTATACGGTATCCCAAGTCCATCCAACATGCGGAACCTTCAATCCTGCTGTGTTCATGCCGTTCTGGAGATTCGAGATCGCATTGTATCCGGCATACCACATTTCAGTGTTGAGACCATTGAACGGAGATGTGATGGCACTTACGATATCACTTCCAAGGCTGCTGTAATCTGCTTCGTTCAATCCTCTTCTCAGTTCGCCGCCAGCATCAGATCCTGCCGTCTTGAATTTTCCGGAAAGCTCGCCGACCTTATCAGCCATCTTGTCAACAAAACCGCTGATCGCCGTCAGGGCCTTGTTCATTCCAGTTCCGACAGCTTCCTTGAAATTCGGCATGGTAGTGTTGCCCATGTCTCTGTTAATGATTTTCCACTTGTTGGAGATGTAGTTCTCCATGTTGTCCGTGAAAAACTTAACCTGCCCGAACTGCGCCTGCATGTTCTTGTAGGTATCAGTGTTCATGGCTCCAGTCTTGTCGTTGACCGTAGTGCTGGCAGAGCCAAACTTACTGGAAATAGCCTTTTCAGCGTCACTAGATTTCGCGCTTGCCGTACTTGCGATGGCTCCGAGGTGTCTCAACGCATTAGATGCCGCCGTTCCAAGTTCCCTATCGCTTTCGGTCTTTGCACTGGTCATATTCCTGACGAAATCCAGTTTCGCCTTTATGCCGTTGTCGTTCGCCGCTCTTGCGATATCCGAAAACCGAGTCTGAGCAGTATCCCTGATCGAGGTGACCTCTCTTTCGCCCTCGGTCTTCGCTGAACGCATTCCTGCAAGCCATTTGTCTCTGGCCTCGGTGGCTTTCGTCTGAGCCGCAGAAGCGACATTTCCAAATTCACGGCTAGCTCCGGTTGCTGTATCTGCGAAATCCTTAACGGAGATTGCCTTCGCTTCCCCGAACTTCTGTTCAAGCGAACGTCTTGCCGCCTCGCTTGATGTCGAGATCTGTTTCTCGATGCCGGTCATGGATCCTGAGATGCTCGTCCTTGCTCCGTCCATTGCAGTTGACGATGCTGTTACACCTGTCTGAACTGCTGTTGGGAATGCTGTTCCGAACAATGTATCCAGTTTCTCGATAGGTATGCCAAGTTCTTCGCATTTTCCTCTGAGGAGATCATAAGCCTCCTGCGCACTTGCGGAAGTTCCAATGGAATTCCATATCGCACCGTCAAGGCTTTCCTGCTGTGCCTCCATCAGTCCAAGCTCACCACGGCAATTCAGCCAAGCGTCCTGAACATCTCCAATAACGTTCTGGCTATTCACATTTGACAAGTCGATTCGCGAATTCGCCGCCTCTACTGTATCAGGAAGCTGACTGACAACAGAATCCCAGAATTCCGTCTGTTCTTTAGATGCGTTGATTCCGCTTGCTGTTTCTTCCCACAGTGTCCGCACCTCGTCAGATGTGTATCCGAATTTTCCAAGAAGACCTGCAGCGGCAGTCGCCATCTGATCATTGGACGCTCCTGTGTTTTCCATTTGATCCTGAAGTTTCAGGAGAGCCATGCGCTGCTCGTCTGTCATGGTCTTTATGGGGCCGCCCTGATTCGCAGCATGGTTGGTTACATCCTCTACTGTCGTACCGATATTTGTGAGAACTCCATTAAGCCCTCTAGACTGTTCACTCAACTGTTGGAGCTTTTCTGCACCCTTCGCAGCTAGGAAGATACCTCCGGCAATCCCTAATATGGGAGCAGCACTACTCAGCGTACTTCCTATCGCACTGGCGAATTGGGACAGTCCAGAGTTTGTCGCAACCTTCGCGGCAGCGCTTGACGCACCTTCTGTCAGTGCATCACCAAGCATGGTTTTTACTCTGCCGCCGATAAGTCTCTTGACGATCTCGCCTTTGATAATATCTCCGATCCCAGAGAAGAACGGAGACAGCAGACCATAGCTGATTTTGAAAGCAATGATACCCTGAATGATTCGTCCGGCGAATGTGCTACCAAGGCCATCCCACAAGCCTTTCGCTGCGGCAATAATCGCCCTGATGACGGTTCCAAACACCGAAGCCCAAGGCACTGCCTGAAGCAGTTCTGCAATCCTCGTCCCGATCTTTCGCCATTCTTCCTCTGTCGGGAATGCGTTCTGAATGAAAGTAACGAGGCCCTTACACCACAACTTCAACGCTCCGAAAGCTGATACCCACAATTCGTCATCATAGATTACGTCCCTGATCAGATCGTGAATGCCTGTTCCTATTCCTTCCCAGTCAATGATATCACCAAGTTTGAGCAGGAATTCGAGCGCACCTTTCAATCCGTTACGAACCACCTCACCAAGCTCTTCCCATTTCCCGGGATCTGCAAAAACTGAATTAAGCAATCCACCTACCAGTGTCGCAAGGTTCGAAAATCCTCCTTTTTTACGGAATTCATTTATCCCGTTTTTCAGGAAATCGAGAACTCCGTACATCACATCAGACACTACCTGCTTTACATCATCCACAGGGATGTTTCCAAGCGCGACAGCAAGCATGGATCCGACTTTTGTTCCAAGTGTAGACCACTTGTCTCTCATGCTTTCAAGAAAGCCTTTTGCAAGGTCGATTGCCGATGTGATGACTTTTGCGATCAGGCGACCGATGTTGTCCGTGTCTACCTTCTCGATAAGTTCGCCAAGTTTGTCCCCGATTTTTTTTCCGAGCTTTGTCCATCCAACGCCACCAAGGAAGTCGATTGCCCCGCTGACCGCAAGATTGATGACCCTTGCAATCTTCGCCGGTTTAATTTCATCAAGCGCACCCATCAGGAAATCTTCAAATTTCTGTCCCCATGACGAGAAGTTGCCCTGATTCTGTTCCAGGAAACCTGTTGCGAGATCAATGGCGGCGTTAAACTTCTGCATGAGAAGCCGACCCATCTCGTAAGTGTCGAGCTTCA